CTAGACTGCCAGCGATGGTGGTCTCCATACCAAAACGTGTGCCAGCCTATAAAGCTAGATTTATGGTTTTGTCGTTGCAGTAGACTGAAACGAGTTTACCCTCGAATTAAGCTCAACGAACTTCAATTCTTATGATCTAGTATTAAAGCTGTCACTTTCGGTTGGTTTTGCAGTTGCAGTGGCCAATAAAATGGCCAACAACCAACTTCACCATAAAGGAGCGTTCAATCATGTCCGGAATTCCACGCATTCGAACTCGTTTTGACCGAGATCCTAGCAGTAAGCCTAGTGCTTCTGCAGGATTTTATCGTCAAACCCTAGGTGTTTTTAGCCTAGAGACGTCAAGTGGCACAAAGGTACCCATTCCTGGGTTTAACCCTATTAGTGTCGACGTGAGCACCAACTTTGGTAAAGGTATGATCACTCGTGATTCAACTCACAAGGGTCCCCCTTACTATGAAGGTGATAACTTTTCGAAACGTTCTGTGGAATTTCCCGATCCTCGGGTTGTAGCAAGTGGCACCCACAATTCCGGTGACCATACTGAGACCTTTTATGGCCTCGGTACTGGTCGTGTCTGGTATACAGGGGGTTTTCTCCCCATACACTGGGCAAACGGTTTTGATTGGGGGTCTTGGCTTTCGCCAAGCGCCACTATACTATCTACGGCTGATTGGGAACTACAGGCCTATAAAAGAACTAGGCCTAAGCTTGAGAAAGCTAGTGCTGCGATCTTCACAGCAGAATTGAGGGATCTCCCTCGAATGCTGAAGACCACGTCTGGGACATTCCATAATGTATGGAAGAATCTCAACGGTGATCAAAGATCGAAGCTAATGACTCCACATAATGTGGCCGATAACTTTCTCAACCACCAATTTGGGTGGGTGCCGTTCGTATCTGATCTTGGAAAGTTTTATACGACTTTCCAGAACTCAGCTGCCATAAAAGCCCGTTTAACGGCCCAAAATGACAGATATATACGACGGCGAGTAGTTCTAGATGATAAACAGACTGATCGAATAATCGCGAGCGGAGGTGGCATGCAGGTTGAACCTGTTGGCTACCTTGTTCAAAGTTTATTCGTACCTGGTCAGGGTCCTACATGGGAGCTACGAGAGCGAACGCACTCGTATGTATCCGCAGTAGGCTCTTACAAGTATTACAGTCCTCAGTTTGATGACTCTTTGCCGGATTATAATTCGGCATGGAACGGCGTAATTCGTGATTTAACGATTTACGGCGCCCGATTGAGTCCATCAAACGTTTATCGAGCAACGCCTTGGACGTGGCTACTCGATTGGTTTACCGATTTCAGCACCAATATTGATGCTTTTACCGATATTGCCATCGATGCAGTCGCGGCCAGATACTTGTTCGTCACCAAGCACGTCGCCACTGAGCAAATTCTTACACAGACTTTGCCCTTTAGGGACGGTACGGTATCGGCTTCTTGGTCCATTAAATGGGACGAGAAGGTCCGAAATGGTGCAAGTACCCCTTATGGTTTTGGCCTGTCCTGGAACCTTTTAAGTCCAGGACAAATAGCGATCCTAGCCGCTCTGAAAATAACAAGGTGACGAGAGCTGTTGTTCGGTCTAAATAACCGGCAACCCACTCTTGTTTTTCCTGTTTGCTTCTATTGGCAGGATCTATCTGTCTACAGCCTTAGCCAAGATTATAGCCTTGGAAAGCTATGGTCTGCTGTAGTCTAATCTCCGTACAAACTCTTGGAGGTCAACTACGTTATGTTTGCAGACCCACAAACCGTTACCGTCAATTCTGTCGCAAAGGTCATGGCGAGGTTTTTGGTAGAAGGAACAAAATCCACCTACCAAACAGCTGACGAACTTTTTCGTCTGACTGTCTCGCATACGCGATCCAATGATCGAATTCGATCTATGGTTCGCATTGACCAGCGAGCTATCGTGGCCAATCCATTGGATTCTACCAATGATTGGGACACGCTTAGCTTCTATTTTGTACTTGATCGACCCGTTTACGGGTTTACTCAGGCACAGATAGAACAGCTTGTAGCCGGTCTTAAGACCTGGCTAGATAACACAGCACTTGGAAAGCTTACTGGCTCAGAGAGTTGAATCTCTAGTCAATTCCTTTCCATGCACTTCGTTGTTGGACATCCTCTTTTTGAGAGTGTTCCCTTCTGAGTGCTTTTTCTGTGTTGGTACCGATTTGATTGGTGCCAATACTGGCGCCAATGATGTAGACATGCGTAGCTTGAAGCCGACCCCCTAATTAAGGAGGCAGCTTGAAAAGCAACGCAAGTGACTATCTGGAGTTGGTTCAGGTCATCTATATAGATGCCTGTTCCAAGTGCATCGCTGATGTCTCTGATTTACGTGATATCCAAACTTTGATATCACGGGTCAAAGATGAGGGCTTGTCATTTTTGACAATAACCCTTCCCCAATTCTGCCGGGACTTCGAAAGAAGCCTAGCAGAGGGAATAGTTGACTCAACATTTTTCTTAGGTTTTAAGAAGAATGGGTCAATCCCTGCCTTTTTGCAAGGTATGACCAGTCAAATCTTTGACCGAGAGACAGGAAGGATTTTATATGACGAAGTTGAAAATTGTCCAACCGATATCCCAATTATCATTGACAGTATCAGGCAAATTTGCCTGGCTTTCAAGAAAATTGAGCTCGATTGCACCCTTACCAGGGTTGCAGCCGCGGTTGACAACTTCGTCTCAATTGAGCGATCTTTTGAGTCGTTTTCGCTTTCCGATTCGGCTCGTGCTAGTTTTACTAGTACAGCTGATGTACTTTGGGGGCCTATGGTTAGTACGATTGTACTTAGCCACTGTACCCCAAAGCACGGTCCCGGAACTACAGCTGAGGGTATTACTGGAAACAGTAAATACTCTTGGCAGTATTGGTACGATCGGTTGGAGCCTTATTTCCCTCTTGTTGACAATGGGTACCCTATGGGTATCTCATCTCATCTCGAGGGGCTCCAAAGTTTAACGGTTGTACCTGAGGCCAGTGAACAACCCGTTCGGGTTGTCTTGGTCCCAAAAACACTCAAAAGTCCTCGTGTCATAGCAATAGAGCCTTGTTGCATGCAATTTGTGCAACAGGGGATTCGATCCGCTCTTTATGAGAGAATCGAATCAAATTGGCTGTCGGTTGGTCACGTTAATTTTCGTGATCAGTCGATTAACCAACAACTCGCTATGACATCGTCGATGACGGGTCAATTAGCAACGATTGATTTATCCGATGCAAGTGACCGGGTTCCCCATGATCTTGCTATGGAGATGTTTCGTTCAAATCCTGATTTTCAGGATGCGATTGAAGCATGTCGTTCGACGAAAGCGGAATTACCCGATGGGAGAATTATATCTCCTCTTCGGAAATTCGCTTCAATGGGTAGCGCTCTGTGTTTCCCTGTGGAAGCCATGTATTTCTACACAATTTGTGTAGTGGCTCTCCTCAAGGTTATGCACCTTCCTGTAACATCCAGAAACTGTTTTAAAGTTTCACGGGATGTTTATGTCTATGGTGACGATATTATCGTCCCTCAGACATATGCGATCGTTGTTCTTGAACACCTGCAGCAATACAATTGCAAGGTGAACACCAATAAGACTTTCTTAAACGGAAGTTTTCGAGAGTCATGTGGTGAGGACGCTTTCCTTGGTGAACGAGTAACACCCGTTTACGTTGGGAAGGACGTCCCTAAGAACAAGCGTGATGCTGATCGGCTAATCTCTTGGACTGCGGCCGCTAATTCCTTCTATAAGAAGGGTTATTGGCGTACAGCCACGTTCTTGTTTAATAAACTTGAACGTATACTAGGGCCTTTGCCCTATGTTCTAGAGAATAGTCCAGCATTAGGCCGTATCTCATACTTGGGTTACCGTTCCGTCGAAAGATGGAATCGTTTCCTCCATCGCTTTGAAATAAAAGCATGGGTACCAAGTCCAGTTTACCGTACTGATAAATTGGATGGATACGGTGCTCTGATGAAAAGCTTCCTGGGTGGGGGTCGTCGTGAAAACGATGATCCCATGTCTCAGGATGCTCGACATCTCGAGCGTTCCGCACTGCACGGCGCAGTCGTACTAATTCGCCGTTGGGTCCCCT